TGATCTCCTATTTGTCTTAGTGTATGCCCGACGACTAGTTTTGCGGACGCCACCCTTACGAGTGGAACGCTTTCGCGACTTGGACGAGTCGTACGATTTCTTAGAAATAAGTTTGCCGCTACGGAAATACATCCAGCGACCTTTCTTGTTTTTCTTCCGATAAACGCCGACAGGCATAAACAAATAACCTTTAATCCATTATATAACTGTATTCCCTTTCGTAAAATATAAATAGCAGATACGCTATGTAGTAATATGGACGAGTCGAATAAAGAGTTGATTAAGCCAGACATTTCTTCACCATTGAAGAAGCGTGATTCCTACCTTTCAGTAAGTGAGGATGATATGACCCTTGTAACTGTTGATCTTGCCGAAGATTGTAAGATTCAGACAGACGGGGGTATAAAAGACGGTGTGAAGGTTACATGCCGTGTAGTTGATACTAAAAACTACCTTGATGAGGATGGAGTAAAGTGTTTCTCATACCATCCACAAGAAGAAATTAAATTGAAGGAGTCATACTCTACCTCATCCTTCTATCTGTTAAAGGATTTCAAGACGGCCTCACACTGGCCTAAAGAAGGGATCTTCTATTGGGTATGGAAAGCGAGTGACGGTCTACGTTGGGAGCAGGTGTGAACAAGAACGAGAAAAAGGCATTGAAGAAATTAAATGCATTAGCTAAAAAATTAGGGTTTGAATAATGCTACACTGTGATAAATGCACTACCAATAATCATGGTAAAGTAATATGGGAATGTTGGAGATGCGAAATTATATCTCTACTACATAGTATCAACGAGAAGCTATGAAGTGTAACTGCATAATCAGACAACCGTTATTGCCATCCGACAAAAGCAATTTCGGAAAGCTACTGATAGATTTATGTGATCAATGTTATGAGGTTGAATAATGCCTCTATGCAGTTGTTATAACATGAACTGGGGACGTGTATCGGCGACCTGCTCTCTATGTGGTCGTAAGATTAATGGGGGAGCTTAGGGTATGAAGGGGTTAGGGTTGCGAGTTTGGTGCGTCAGAGTGCGTTGTAGGTGCGTTATTCCTGCAATCCCATGCCTAGCACTGCGTCAGTTGTGCGTTTCGGTCCCTTAGCCGCCGCTTCTGTGATCATCGGCAAAAGTTTACTAGCGGCGGCCTGAATATACCATGGTTGTGAGGATAAATCCTGAGTCATATTATGCAACAAAGAAAGTTGAGAACCCTCTTCCGAACCTTTCAATTCTTGAGCGGCATTTCCCATTGCTCCAGCCCAAAATTTTTTAAGACTCTCTCTCGCTTGTGGAAGCATAAATTCCTCAAAATCAATTAACATCTGTTCTCTTATCTTTTTAGTAATTACATCTAAAGACATAAGAAGAGTCTCGTCAGATTCAGTACTCTTCAACCAGCTTTCTATTTTTTTCTGAGTTTTCAAGGGAATCCATAACGTATAGATTGTAAAATATAGAAGGAACGAACCAATCCAGATCAAGAAGAATAGATTATCACTCAAAATAATTTATCCTTGATATAATCAGTAGTTAGACTAAATCCTTTTGCAACCATGCATGTTTGAATTGCGAGTAGTTTCAGGGTTAGAGTTGGAACCCTTCGTGCACTGTGCATGCACTCCTTTAATGCTGTTTGAAAGTCGTGTGATGCTTCCGTTACTGGATCAACGTACGTTTCTTTTAAATCTGTTTTAATGTCGTCTATTATTTTATCTGCTGAAGGAACTTCAAGATCCTGCAAATATGTTAAGATATCTTCCAAAACAGGAATTACCTCATCAACAGAATGATACAAAGAAGCTAAAACAACAGGTTGTGGAACATTTAGATCTATCTCAAAAGGAAGAGGTTCTGCAATGGCAATTAATTTAGCTACTGCGTCAGCTCTCTTATCCATCTTAGCAAACCCTAACCACAAACTAAAAATTATAACAGGTTGTAAAACCGATACCAGGGGAGGGATGATCCTATTCCACTTTATCCCCTTCATTAACTCCTCAAAATCCTTTTCACTCTTAGGAAATTTCATATCCGATACCCCGTTAGGATGCATGATATTGCCCCATTATTAGAATCCTGAGTGGCTTGGATCTTAACAGTTGAATTTGGAGGTATAATAAATTCAAACATCTTAGGTTGCAGACCAATATTATTGACAAGGACTACGAATTTCTCAACAAATAAAGCTTGACCGTCTACTGATACGATATAACTTAAAACTTCACCATCACTAATCCCACTCCAATCAACACCTAACGTTATCCGTGTTAAATAGAAAGCAGAAGGATTGGTATAATCAAGGAGGGTGACAGCAGAAGAGGTGAGAGGATAACTTCCGCTCCACCCATAAATATTACCGTCCTTGACCCTTGAAATAGATTTAGATGCGGATAGGGTCATGCATCATAGATCCTTCCGACAATATTACAACTACTTACCATATTTGAAGTATCACCGCCACAGTCTACGGTCACCTTAAACTCTGTGCGTGGTGGAATAACTATCGGCATTGAAACGAGAGTAGGCATATCCTCATTCTCCGTATCCATTTTAATGGTGCTTATTTCATTTCCGTTTAAGGTAATCAGGAATAAAGCAGATTGGCCGTTATTCGGATCCGAATCGAGAGTAGGCCCGATACATTCAACAGTTCCTATCAGATAAGTATCACCTGAAGTGAAAAGGAGGTGCGTTACTGGACTTGTATCAATTTGGATCTGTCCTGAAAAAGCGTAAGCGTGACTCCCAATGGTGGAAAGCCCAAGCTGAGGCCCGAGGAAGGTTGCTATGTTCTTCTTTCTAGCCATTCAAGGCTTACTCGAAATACAGAGTCACTGCACCGCCACTTGCGGTTGCACTTCCTCCATCATTGAACTGGATTGCTATTTGTAGATCTATATTATTTACACCAGCTAAAGGAAAAGCGACTGGGACTGACATATAACCCTGAAATGCTCCAGCATCGGCAGTATCACCAGCCGAACCCCATATAACGCAATTCTGTTCCGACATATTGGATCCTAATAGTCTGGACACGATGGTCGTTCCTTTTGCATTGAATGTGGAAAAAGCACAGTCGATCCGACTAATCCTAGTAGATCCCTGAGGTACTTGGATATTTCCTAAGCTCGAAGATCCCATATTATCTGTCAAGGAAAAATATTCCTTGTCTGTTGGCGTGGCGTCAAAAGTTCTTGTTATTGTTGTTACCATTTTACAATCTGAAGTATAGTTTACTTCCTCCTAGTTTTAGTTGTGGAAACTGCTTTCGTGCAAAAGCTCCGAGTAGAGCAATGCCTCCAGCAGTCACTAATGTCTTTCGTCCGCCATCACTTGCAATCATATTGACCGCGTTAGTTGATAGGGTGCTAAATGCTTGTCCTAGTTGACCATCTGTAATATCTTTGATTACACCTTCTCCAGCAGTCATAACAGTTCCAAGAGTGGTTCCTGTTGCGGTTGCTGTGGTTGTTCCTTGGTTAAGGTATGCGGCTATTGCTAGTCCAGACGCCATACCAGTAACGCTTGGGTGTGGAATTGATTTTCTCATTGATCTCCTATTTGTCTTAGTGTATGCCCGACGACTAGTTTTGCGGACGCCACCCTTACGAGTGGAACGCTTTCGCGACTTGGACGAGTCGTACGATTTCTTAGAAATAAGTTTGCCGCTACG